GTCATACCAACTAACTTATCACCATAGTTTTCTTCCCATTGTTTCTGTATTTCATCTGCACAACATAAGAGTGCCATGAGTTTGCCACCTGTGTAATTGAAACCAAGTGGTTGTGTTGGTAAGATACTTGAACCAATTGCACTGTTGTTTAGTTTACCACTATTCGTTTTGTATTCTCTGTCCCAACCAATGTATTCATCTCTTGGTGTTAAATCGATAAAGTCACCTGTAATACATATGACACCTAGATATTTACCTGTGACTTTATCTCGGACAATATAGTGTAGATTTCTGCCAATATTAGATGAGTTCTTCTGCGAGTGTGTCATTGTTCTAAGACAATTCCATTTCTCTGTAAGAGAACCAGCAGACTGTCTATCTTTTTCTGAATCAGTGTATACTAATTCTGGTTGTAGTTTTTCAAAGTCTTCATATGAATTAGGAAACCATATGTTGTTTTTAGTTTCTGTAATTAGTTTCAAATGGTCTTCATTGACAAAGTTTGTTTCTTCACCATATAAAGTCTGAACTGTTTGTGATGGATATTTTAAATGTATCTCTTGATACTTCTGATATAAGGTGTATTCTGCCACACCCATTTTAGAAACGAATGATAAATCTTTTATGATTGCATCTCTCAAAGTTTTTTCAGATACAATTTCTTTCTCAGTTCTATTTGCCTGATACTCATCAAATTGTTTCTGAACAAATGGTTCCATCATTTCCAACCTTGAAATTTATCTCTGCCTCTATCTGCTACAGGTATATCATCATCAATCAAAGTATCACCTTCAATCAATTCTTCTTGTGCCTCTTGTTCGACATCATACAGTTTCATTCTACTTCTATCGATACCAATAACAAACCTTTTGAATATGGTTGGGTCATTGTATCTGTTCTTCAATTGTTTCACTACTAACTGGTCTAAGTCTTCAAGTTCTTCTGATGTAATCAGTGCGAACATCAAGTCAGCAGTTGCAGGTAAACCAAAAGATTCAGAAGTGTCTTCGAGTCCAATATCTGTGGAACCATAGCCACTTCTGGTCGTTTGTGTTGCACTCACAATAGGCAAGTCATGTTCGACTGCAAGACCACGAAGTTCTTCTGCAATACTCTTAACTAGTGTGTAAGAGTTTGCACCAGCGCCTGGTCTGATTCTTTGTGATGCACAAATGTTTAGATAATCAACAAAGATAATATCTGGTTGAAAATCTTTCTTGATGTTTAGTTCTTGTAAGACATGTCTAAAGTGACCAACATGAGCAGATGCAGTTGGATATTCTTTAACAATTAGTTTACCTTTTGTTTTGTTTTTGAGTCTGCCTATCTTCTTGCCATACTCTTTCTTTGATATGTCTGGCAGTTCTTTCATTGGTATATTCAGAATGTTCGCATCGATTCTCTCTGCGATTCTTTCTTCTGACATTTCAAGTGTGATGTATAATACATTCTTGTTCTGCATCAAGGCACTAGATGCCATATGACACATGAACAATGACTTACCAACACCTGTGCCTGCAAGACAAATGTTTAGAGTCTTGTTAGGCAGACCACCTTTTGTAATCTTGTTGAAGTATTCTAAATCGAATGGCAGTTTCTCTTCTTCTGTAGTATAGAAGTCATATCGTTTCTCTGCATCTTCAATCTGGTCATGACCAATATTAGAATCAAAGGACACGGAAAGTGCATCTCTTAACAGTTCTGGTATTTCGCCTGTTGACCTTTGTGACTTTTTATCTAAGACTTCAATACTGTCCATGACTGCAATATAGATTGCTCTATCTTTGCACCATTTTTCAGTTTCATCTATGAGCCATTCTAAAGGTGTTTCATCTTTTGGCAGTGTCTTTAATAACTCTTTACTATTCTTGATAGTCTGTTCTGGTTTACCAGATAGATTTTCAAGATTAATGAGAAGTGCTTCAAGAGTTGGAGACTTACTATACTTATCAAAATAATGTGTAATTTCTTCGTATAGTAATTGCTCTGATGAATCAGCAAAGTATTCAGATTTAAGAAAAGGGATTACTTTCCGTGTAAACTGTTCACTCTGTATCAGATTCTTTAGTATTGTCTGTTCTATTCTCGTTGTTTCCATATTTAAAATACTGATTGCATACTGTTTCTAGTTTCTCCATTACTTCATCGGTGAAGTATTTTTCTGGATTGTTATTAATTGTTTTACCAAATTCTGTTTTGCCATTTGGTAATTTAACTCTAGTTGAAGATTTTTCAAAAACTCCACTTGCAAGAGCCAAGTCTAAGAGACCATAATATCTGTCGAGACCTTTATCGTATGTCAATCTGACATCGACCATTCTGTTCTCAACTGTCAATCTACTCTTAGCATTCTTACAGTGTATAATATTTCCTACGATTTCACTACCCTCTTTTTCTTTTCTTTTTGAAAGATAGATAATTGATGAGGCGGCATACTTCAAACCTGAACCACCACCCATTTCTTTTTGTGGGAACATAGAACCAATTACATCATAAGTATGATTGGTCACTATCATAGGAACTTTTGCACGACCAAGTTTAAGAGTCAATACTCTAAATGCACCCTTTGTAATTTGGGCACGAGTCATGTCTTTAGTTTCTTTTCCTTCAGCAGTATCTTCGATTTCTTTTGTTGTAGATAACATACCAAGTGAATCAAGAACAAACATCATTGGTGGTCTATCATCTTCTGGTGTTTCTAGATATCTATCGAGAATATTGATTGCCTGATTTCTGAATTGTTGAACTGTTATTACAGGCACAATAACAACTCTATTTGCATCGATACCTCTTTCTTCAATCATATCTTTTGTGATTGCTGATTCGGACTCGAAATAAATTACGGCAGCTTCAGGATTATCTTCTAAGAATTGTTTACACATTCCCAATGCGAAGAAAGTTTTACCTGTTGCTGATTCACCTGCGATTGCAGTGATTTTGTTTTTTGGCAGACCACCGAATAGTGACCCACTCAATAGAGCATTGAAGACATAAGAACCACTATCTATAAATGAGTCTACATCTCCTGCTGCTACGCCCTCAGAAACGATACCTGCGTATTCGTTACCTGAAGCTTTTACTAAGTCTTTAATAAATGACATATTTCACTTCTCCATAATATATAATTTTTCATATACTGTATAACAGTATACTACTTGTTGTCTAGATTGTCTAGTGACTTTTCGAAATCTGTTTTGAATTCATCTGAACACTTCTCATATTCCCACCTTGCCTTTAGCATTTCAAGAATAACTTTCATTTGTGTTTCTAGATGAATGATATAACCGAATATGATTACTATCATACCGATATAAAATAAGTCCATCAAACTTATTGTCATAGTTCTACTACACCTTGTTCGATAAGAATCTCTCTGTTGGCAAGATGACCTTTCTCTATCTCTTCTTTATTACCACCTGTATATGGAACTGCATGATGGTCATTAATCATCTGTTGATTGATAGAGACTTCATTACCTGCGTGAAATAATTCACCTAGTATTCTGCCAAATTTTCCTTTATCATGAGAAACTAATTCTATATCAAAAGGATATTCTAAAAGATTTTTAAGATGTTTCTTTGATGCTTTACCGAACTTCTTCTCTACTAAATCTCTTGTTCGGCTTTCAGGCGTATCAATACCTAACATTCTTACTCTTTGTTTTTTGTATGTCATGCCAAAACCTAAATCGATGTCTACATCTATTGTATCACCATCTACGACCTTGACTACTGAAACTTTATATCTATACATAATAGTTGTGTTGTCTATGCTCCTTCTTTTTCTCCCAATCTTCTATTGCCTTCTTGATAGAATCTTCTGCAAGAACTGAACAATGTAATTTGATTGGTGGCAATTCAAGTGCCTCTGCGATATCCTTATCTTTGACTTGTTTTGCCTCTTCGATTGTTTTACCTCTAAGCATATCAACAAACATAGTTGAACTTGCGATTGCACTTCCACAACCATATGTTTTAAACTTGACATCAACAATCTTCTCATCGTCATCAAGTTTAATCTGCAACTTCATAACATCACCACATGCAGGTGCACCTGTCATTCCTGTTGCGACCATTGGGTCTTTAGGGTCAAATCTTCCTACCGAATGTGCTTGAGGATTATTCAAGACACTTTCGAATCTATCTACTACTTTTTTACTATATGCCATACTGTTATTTATGCAAAGAAAGTATCTAGGCTTGCGACAGGTTCAACATTCCAATTGATTAATTGAACAATATTCTTTAGTGGTTCAACAAAAGATTTATCAAACTGCATATCATAATCTACAAAACGATGTAAATCAAACTCTCTAGGCAGTGATGATGTGAATGAGATTACATTCTCATTGATAGGGTTTGGTGTTGTTAGATATGTGAAATGTATCTTCTCACCATTCATGATAGGTTCATATCTCTTTTCTAGATTCATCTCTTTGAGTCTATGATTGTAAAGTAAAGACCCACGAACATGAATCGGTGTGCCTTTAGAATAGATATGTGTAGAGTCTGCATACTGAATCAGACCTTTACACCCTCTAGGGAATGCAACATCTTCTGGCGGAAGTTCTCTGAAC